TCCACATGGCAGGTGTAGCAGGTATGTTCGGTGGTTCACTGTTCTCTGCTATGCACGGTTCACTAGTTACTTCATCATTAATTCGTGAGACTACAGAAAATGAGTCACTCAATTATGGATATAAGTTCGGACAAGAAGAAGAGACTTACAATATTGTTGCTGCTCATGGCTACTTTGGTCGTCTTATCTTCCAATATGCTTCGTTCAACAACAGTAGATCCTTGCACTTCTTCCTTGCCGTATTCCCTGTGGTGTGCGTCTGGCTGACTTCAATGGGCATTTGTACGATGGCATTCAACCTTAATGGATTTAACTTTAATCAGAGTATCTTAGATGCTAATGGTAAGGTAGTTCCTACATGGGGTGATGTTCTAAACAGAGCAAACCTTGGTATGGAAGTTATGCACGAGCGTAATGCTCACAACTTCCCACTTGACTTAGCAGCTGCTGAGACTTCTGAGGTTGCCCTTGTAGCACCTGCTATAGGGTAATGGAGATCCTAGGTATCGTCGCCATTGTTGGTGCTATCTACGGTGCGTATCGGATGACTCCTAAAAACTGAATACATCAAAGGACCCTAACTATTACAGGGTCCTTTTTTAATGCATGGATTTAGACGAGCAGTTACAACTTGCCCATCTTCTTTTAGAAGAAAGAATCTGTAGAGTTTGTAGAGTAAGAAAGAATTTATTGAATGGATACTATCGTGTGCGTAAAAATATGAAACTTTCTTCATCTTATTCATATGAATGTAAAGAGTGTACTATAAAAAGAATAACTGCTAAAAGAAAGACAGATATTGGAGACTGGACATATCCTGATTGGTAGTATACAATTATTATGTAATTAATATTGGAGGTATGGAGAAACCAATTCTTACTGGAAAGGTAAAGACAGTCTTTGATACTGATGATGCTCAAAGAGTTCTCATTAGGTATGAAGATAAAGTTACTGCATGGAATGGAAAACATGTAGAGTATCCTAAAGATAAAGGTGCTACATGCTGTTTAATTTCAGCACTTCTCTTTGAGAAAATGGAGAAGGTAGGTATCAAAACTCACTATATTGATTGTCCTTCTCTTAACACTATGTTGTGTAAGAAACTCACAATTTATCCAATAGAAGTTATTGTGAGAAATATTGCTGCTGGTAGTATTGTAAAGAATACTAACATTAATGAGGGAACCTGTATTCAACCTGCTATTGTAGAGTACTTCCTCAAAGATGATGCAAAGGATGATCCTTTACTTACATATGATCGTGTAAGATTAATGGGAATTGATCCTGCACCTATGAAGGAGCAAGCACTGGAGATTAATCACCAGTTGCAAGCTTTATTTACCCTTATGGGTATGGACCTTGTTGACTTTAAATTGGAGTTTGGATACGATGCTCACGGCGATTTATTCCTGGCTGATGAATTATCACCTGACAACATGCGACTCTGGAAAAAAAATACCAAAGAAAGGTATGATAAAGACTTGTTTCGTAAAGATGAAGGTGATATAGTAGAAGCATACAAATATATATTACAACAACTAAGGCAGTTTGCTTAATGGAAGAAGACCACCACCATCATATTAATGATCTTTATGAAGACATGGAAAGACTCAATGCTTTATATGAGGAATTAATGTGGGATCATGATGTAGAACTTGAATTTATTGCCGATTATGAAAATAATCGTATTATTATTTCACCAAAGGAGTAAAACTAATGGCCATTTATAATGATTGTAAGATCGTTATTGATCTTAACAAGTTGGTTAAAGCAAGACCGTGTGGAGTGGATTTAGCAGATGAACATGTAGATAATATTGCAAATGATTTGAGACGGAGAATGACATTTGATTCTCTTTTTGAGCAAGTAGATAGGACTATTTGGGATTATGCAGAAGAGTGTGGGATTGATTTGAGTGATGATGAAGAGTGTCAGTCTTTTGGATTTCAGATTCCTAAGTATGGACAGATATCACCTGAACCTGGACGTGAGGCTGAACTAGTCAAAAGGGAGGCTGAAGCAAAGAAAAGGAAGAAGGAATTTGAGAAGAACTTTGAGATGATTGATTTAGAATCACCATCATGGACTATTCAAGTACCAAAAAGAAAAACCAATGACTCAAAAAGAAAACCCAAAAAAGAATGATGTTGATGAAGAGGAGAAAGAAATAGAATGGGATATTGAAGATATGAAGAGAGCAATTATTGATGCTGCTGAAGAACAGTGGGATAAGTTTGCGGGGGGTTAGTTATGATTGACACATCTTGGGGGTCAATAAGGATTGCATTAATCTTGGTTATGGCTGTAGTATGGTTTTATCTTTTTAATCAGTATATTAGGGAGAATGAGGATGAATGAGTATGTAATAACTACACTTGCTCTTGCTGTTGGTGTAGGAATAACTTATCTTCAATTTAAGATGAGTGAATATGATCCTGATAAGGACTTTTAAATTATGAGTGAGTTTCAATCGGATATTAAAGACAGAGAGTATGATGAGGAGGGTAATGAATTAGATAGACATGGATTTAAAATTCAGATTTATCCTAATGGTTTAGAATCCGTTCGTAAATCAGTTGAGAATTGTGAGACTATGTGCGGATTAGATAAGAGAGTAATGGAAGATTTACTCAAGGGTAAGTGGAGTGAAGTAACTACATTAGATTCTACTGGTAGATCTAGTAAAAAAATTGTGATAGAATATGACGTACAGTACAAAAAGGAGGATGGCAATGCCTAAAGAAAAGAAAGTAGTTGTTTATGAAGAACCAAAAAGTACTTCTTATTTGGAGTATGTGGTTTTGGGAAGATCAGTAAAAGAAGGAGTGAAATCTGATGAGCATACAGTTAGAAGAAAGAAGATTTGTAGAGGTAATCCTGAAGAAACCTTTGAGACAGAGGAAGTAGTCAGTTATGTAGTTCCTCATCCTGAACCAGAAGTGGTAGAGGTTGTAGAACCAGTTAAAGAAAAGTCAAAGAGAGTTGCTTTAGGAGTGATTCCTCTACCATCTAACTTAAGGAGAAACAAAAAATGAGTGAAGACAAAGAAGAGAAAAATCCCCCAGAATCCTGGGGACCGGGTGCTCCTCTTTCTGATGAGAGTGCTAAAGGTTTTTATACCCAAACAGAATCTTACTTAGATTTTCTTTCATTATATGACAATTGATAAATAAAATTTTTAATAAACCCCCAATGGCTGATCTCCAAAATTTTACTGTCTATTCTCGTGAGGGTTGCCCTTATTGCGTTAAAATTAAAGAAGTATTAGAACTTGCTAAACTCAAGCATAGAATATATAAACTTGATACGGACTTTGATCGCCCAAGTTTTTATCAACAGTTTGGTGAAGGTTCTACCTTTCCTCAAGTAGTTTTAAATGGTGATAACTTGGGAGGTTGTACTGAGACTGTACAATATTTAAAGGAGAACAATCTAGTCTAATGAAACCTGAAGACGATTTTGAAAATGTATATGATATGCTTGAACATGCTATTGAGTATGCGTTTGAAGGAAAGATGACTCTTAAGTTTTATGAGTTCTTAAAGTATCGTAAAACAAAGAAGGTGGAGATAGATACCTTTCTTCATAGTTCTACTGCAAAGGAACTTGCTGATGTGGTATTAGAACTTCAGGAATATATTAGAGGCGGTAAAGACAGTGATCATAAACAATTGCGTGAGGCATATCATCATATTTCTAAACCTCAAGCAAGAAAAATAATGAATTATTTGGGAGGTATTCTTGAAGATGCAGTGAGGTATAGTAATGACAGAAAACCCGGAAGGAGAAAAAAAGGATCTAAATAAAAGCAAACCTCTAGAAATTAATAGAGGTGTTGAGTTATTGTTACGTAATAGGAGGAAGAAAGCAGAAAGACCAAAAACCTTACAGGTAAAATTTGGAAAACTGATTTCCCTCTGGAACAGAGAAATTGTTTTTCACTTTAATGTTTACCTGGACATTAGAAAAACATAACACTCTGGGGGTGTACAATGGAAACAACCATAGTAACATTAACTTTGACGACAGTAGTGTCGTTTCTTGCATTATTAGTAGGAGGTATGATAGGATGGATGGCAAGACAGCATTCTTACGAAACTACACCGCAGATAGTGTATACTCATCCAGAAATGTTAGATGAGAATGGAAATTTAATTCCCGATGAAATTGTAGCAGTTCGATTTGAAAACAATTATGACACCCGCGAAGACGACGAGGAAGACTAAAGTAGTATCACCTCTTCCCGTATTACCAACTAATCCTTTTTTACATGAAATATTAGATCTTGCTTCTAAGCAACGTTCTAATGCAAAGAAAGTAGAAGCATTAACCACTTATGAGCATGATGCTTTAAAGTCCATTCTAAAATGGAATTTTGATCCAGGTATAACCAGTCTCTTACCTCCAGGAGAAGTCCCTTACGCTGAGACAGAGGAACAGACAGCATATGCTGGTAGTTTATCAGAAAACCTTGCTAGAGAGGCAGCAGGAGGGCAATCAGCGACAGGACAGGACCTAGATGGTAGGGGAAGAACTTCTTTACGTAGAGAATGGAAGAATTTATATCATTTTGTAAAGGGTGGAAATGATACGCTGAGTTCTACTCGTAGAGAAATGATGTTCATCAATCTTCTACGGGGTCTTCATCCTAGAGAAGCACAGATTTTAATTCTTGTTAAAGATAAGGATTTAGAAACTGAATATAAAATATCATGGGATAATGTTAAACAAGCATTTCCTAAAATGTCATGGAGTAAATGATTATGACGGTTAATGTGGGTGGAAAACAAATAAAGAGAGGAGAACAAACCGTGACGGAAAAGAAGGAGGAGGAAAAATTTAATCCTTCCGATTACTCTTGCGAAATTCTTTTAGAGAAAACTACCAGAGATAAATCCGATGATAGAAAACTTCCCAGTGATGCCTTTAATGTTACCTATGTGGTAGAAGGGGAGACACATTTAGATGTTACTCGGTCAGGTAAAATGGTAAATGTTTTTGATCTTTATTATGATAAATATGGGAAAGGTGCAGTCCAAAAGATTGATTATGGCCATGGGACAGTGAATCCTAGTCAATGGGGATATAAGAAACCAGAAAAGAAAGGGAGGAAAAGAAAGACATGAAAGAGAATGATGATCAAATTCGTGCTCAGATAAATGCACTTATTAGAGATGAAATTCAGGAAAATATTAATGATTATGTAGATGCACAAGAGGAAACTAAGAAAACTGGTCTTGGTTTCGTGGAGAAAGACGATGAAAGTGAGTTGAAGGTTAATATATCTAACTCAGAAGTAGATAGACTTCTTAAAGAGTATAGGAAGATAAAGAAACAACAGAAGAGATCCAATTTACATGCAGTAAAGAAATTAGGATTGGTGGATAAACATGGCAGACAACTTAGCAAAGATTGATACTCAGGGGATGAGTGGTCCCGCTACTCCTGAAGCAATAGCAAAAGCAAAGGAGGGTGCTAAACATAAACCTATGGAGGTTATACCTCGTAGGTTATTTACTCCTGAGTATGTAAAGGAGATGAAGATATTAATTAATGAAGTTTTAGATGAACGAGAACATAAGAAGAGATTAGTAGGAGCATATGATGATGTGAAACCTTTACCACATTCCTACTTTGATATTGATCATTTTAAGTATCGTGTAGGTGAAGAAGAACCACCATATAAAGATTGGAGTCAATGAATAATTTTATTACTCCTTATACTAATCTTGTAGATTGTATTCATATTGAA